ACATGAGTACTTCTTATCTAAAACCTTGATTTGCTCTACGAGTTCTGTAAGGCCTTGCTTAGTCTCGATCTTCTCTTCTATTAGATATGTAGATGAGTCTTGCTCAGACCAGGCTATAATACTGATGGCATCTGCGTCTTTAAATCCTACGTCAATACCCATGATATAGTTATACTTTATATTAGGTATAAGGTCTTCATAATGATTCTTGTTGGCATCATATCTGATTAGGAGTGAATTGCTATCTAAGATCCACTTACCAAACCACTCTCTTTGTACGCTAGGATCATTAATAGTTAACCCTCTACGTTTAGTCTCACGCTCAAAGGATTTCTGATGCGTCATACCTGAAGTAATTGGGATATGTGGATTCTCCCAAAACGTCCAGTGGTGCTTACTCCACTCATCGTCTTTAGACTTTACTGCACAATCATGAAAGAATCCAGTAGGTATAGGACCAGGAGTACCGATTAAGCAGAGATTGCCGGAGTAATCGATTAGTGCTGGTCCGATTACTTCATCTATTAGCTCTTGTATGTAAGAACGAAACGACTGGCACTCATCGATGTAGCATAGTTTCATATGCATACCGCGAAACTTCTCTACTTCTGCTCTATCATTGCATCCTGAAGTATAGATAGTAGCTCCGTTAGGAAACGTCATGGTCATGTCGGCTATATTCTCTATACCTCCAAGGCCATTAGTATTATTGATCTTGCGTAATTCTTTCCATAGATTACGTTTAACCATGTCTCTTGTAATAGTAATGTAGAGAGAGTTAGAGTTAGGATTAGCAATAGCTGTAGAGATTAAATGAGCTGCGCAGGCCGTGGTTTTGCCTGCGCGACGACTACACACCGCTACTTTGAATGGAGCCGGATCTTCAATGAAAGCAAGCTGCTCTTTAAATAAGAACTTCGTTACGTTAAATTTGCGAGATAGAAATCGATCCACTTCTTCTTGAGAGGTCGGCTGTTTGACAGGTCCTTTAGGAGGATTAACGATACGCTTCATTACTTAGCTAACACCATATGGGTAAACGAGGTGATAGGAATAAGGACTGTAACTGTTTGGTTTACCTTGTCCTTAACCTTAGCTACTACGAAAGAACCGTCCAGCGTCATTGTGATGTTCTTATGGACAACACCGTCCGAGCTAGTAAGCGTAGGACCTACAGAGCCGCAGCCAGGTACAAACATAGGAGCAGCTGTTACGCCGTATACTACTTCTTTACCATTTAATTCGCTCATTGTTGGCTCGTTTCTGGTTGTGAAGCTGTTTTAGCTGCTGCTTCTTTATCAAGATTTTGACGAGCAGCGGCTTCGTTGTTTACGTTGATGAGCTGCTGATTGAGCTGCTCGAGTTCGCGTTCGATGACATACTTCTGATACTGGAGTTGGCCAGTCTTACCTGCCAATTCATTGTATGCTTGCTTAATCTCATCGAAAGCGCGCGGGATAGGCTGTGCGCTCTGCTTTGCTTTCTTGAGACCTTTAAAAAACTTAGACATTGTTGCTCCTTTGGTTATATTGCAAATGGGTTAAAAATCGCTGTCGGGTATTTAGTGGCTAGGCTCTTGCCTAGCGCTGTGAGGTGCGTAAACGCAATCGGGTACTTAGGTATCAAGGACTTACCGATGCCTTTCTTTCTCCAAGCAGACTTAACATATAGATAATGTACTATCGCGAAGTCACTGCTCATAATACTGTATCCTAGGATAACATCTGGATCTTCTTTAAGACAAGCAATTTTGACTATAGTCCTAGGATTCTTTAAGATTGCTTGGGCTATGCGTTTGTAATTATCCATAAATACTGGCTTAGGGATTAGACTGAACCAAGAATCACCGTAATAAATACCGCGCAGAAACGTAGCTAAAATGAAGTTGGCGTCCTTATCAGTGCCGTCTCGTACTTCGTATAGTCCTTGGAAATCACTCATTGTCGTAAATTACTCCGTACATTTTCTTCATTACGTACTCTAGCTTCTTAATCGTCTTGAACACTGAGTCCCTGTTAACTGTCTTCCTGATCTTGGCCTTCTTTAGAGTAGTCACTATTTCTCTGATGCTAATACCCTCTGCGTGGTATGCCCAGATTGCCTGTTCAAGTTTAGATTCGAAGTTATAGTCATTTAAAAATCTCTCTGCCATAGAGTAGTAAGAAGCCTTGGCCTGCCAGGAGCGTAAAGACTCCTTTAGTGCGAACTTAATGGACCAAGACTTGAGATGGTCTTCATCTGTCTCTATGTCCTCAAAGCCCTTCTTCTTTAATTTAGCGTACCAAACATCCCTAAGTTTTTCGTACTCAGTGCGCGGCTTTCTCGCCATTCTGGTTAGTTGTTTCTTTAGATGCAGTGTCTTCGCTGGGTTTAGCTGCGGCTTGCTGAGCAGCTTGTTTAGACTTAATTTCTTGAAATACTTGTGAAGCAATCTGATTAGCAGCAGACTTTCGCATTCTTACTACGAAGTAATTCTTAGGTAAGGCGCCGTGCCGTGCATCTGCGTGGATTATCATAGAAGCTACTGCAAACGACATAGAATCCCTGTCTGCATAATTGCCCGAGAGTTCGATGATATCATCAGCAAACTTTTCAAATTCTTTAACTCCTACGGGGAGTTTTGAAGGCAGTCTAGAGAGGATTCGTTTTAAGAGAAGCGAGAGTTGTTGTTTCATAATGAGATCTCCTATAGTTACTATATGCTGATTAATAAGCTAATGTCAACACTATTTTGCAAGATTTTTAGTAATACGCGGGATAGCTTCTAATGATACTCCGGCTAATATATTAGTAGTCTCCATGGCATTTTGTAACAAAAGACTAATGTTTTCAGCATCTTGCTCATTACATTCAGCGACTAATTCATCGTGTATCTGACTAACTATTTTACACTCTATGCCTAGGTTCTTACAATCATTATAGAAGCGGATAGCCGCTCTATTGACTAAAGATGCAGCTGTAGACTGAATACGGAAATTACATGCCATATTTAATAGTTTCCTGCCATCGTAAGGTAAATCGCCGTGCGGTAGATTGCCGTATAACTTAGGGATACGCTTAGCTTCAGGTATTCTACGTATGCGTCCGAAATGATTAGTAACGAAGCCTCGTTCTTTCACTAAATCGTGGGCTTCTATCATCATAGTCTTAACGCCAGGGAAACGCTCGAAGTACTTCTCCATGTCTTGAGCAGTATCGTCGATGCTCTTCCCGGTAGTAGGTGCTAGCTGATTAGGAGTAGCTCCATAAGCACTGGCTAAGGCTATTACCTTCGATAGATCACGTAGCTTCTTATACTTAACCCCGAATGCATCTGGAGAGCCGTCCTTCTGAGGAGTACAGTCATACTTATCATATACCTCTTGCCCTACTACTGAATAGAAGTCGCTGTGTCCACTAAATGCATTCATAAGCCTAGGATCTTTACTATAGAATGCGAATGTCCTGGGCTCTAGCTGGCTATAATCAGCTGATACGAATACCTTGCCAGGTCTAGCTACAATACACTCCTTGACTCGCTGATCGTCACGAGGTAGATTCTGCCAGTTAGGGTTACGGCAAGCATACCTGCCCGTCATAGTGCCATGCTGTAGGAAGCTAGGATGTACTACTCCGTACTGTACGCGCTCTTCTATGCCCTCTACATACGTGTTTAACAGTTTCATTTTACGCTGGTATTCTAATAGTCGTTCTATCCACTTATATTTAGGCGCTAGCTTCTTTAACGTAGCCTTATCGCAAGCAATATATCCCCAAGGATCTTTAACCTTCTTAGCTCTTACTGTCTTACCGTTAACCTTGGCTTCTGGCTGATGTACAGCATCTTTAGAATTAGAGCAAATCGCTATAAAGTCTCTCTTAGCAGTAGGTGTATATGGAAGCTTCAATCCTAAGGCCTTGCATACAGTTTTACCGCCTTTGGTAAGTGTACCGAACTCAAGGTTTAGTTGACCAAATAATAGCCATGAGAGCTGCTGGCTAGCTCCTATGTTGAAGGTATTCTTTTTATTAATGCCGGGGTATTTATCTTTGATGTAGGGCGCGATCTCTTGATAGATAAAGTCCTTGGCTTCTAGGCACTCTGCCTCTAGGGTTTTCTTAAGTGCTGTTAGCGCAGTTGTGTCGACTTGAAGGCCTGTAGTATTAAGGTCGTATGTAGGACCTCTAAGCAATGGCATTGACTCTTCATCATAGAAAAACCTATCTAAGCCTTGTTCATAGAGTTCTGGTACTAAATCTGTAAAGAGTTTATAGGTAAGCCATGCGTCTTTAGCACCGTACTTGCCTATTAAATTCGCGTCTGCTTTATAGAGTTCGTACTTATCTTTAGTAAGAGATCCGCCGTTGGCTAGGACTGAGGCTTTCATTTCTTTCTGCTCTTCTGTGCTGTCTTCTCCGTACATAACTGATGCCAGCTCTTTTAGTCCTACTCTGCGGTTCTCATCAAGTAAGTGTGCGAGTATCATCGTATCAGTATGAAGGCTATCTATTAATCTCACCTTGAAGTTAGACTCAGCCATCATACAGTCGAATACACCATTGTGCATAATGAGAGACTTAGTAGCTAATAATTGAATAATATCATGAGTTTGAAGAACTACAGATGTATGCAAAGTATTAAGCTGCCCATTACTCCATTCCTTTAAAACTACATAGTATGCCTTGCCTTCTTCTGCGCATATAGAAAAGCCTATAATCTCATCGCGTTGAGTAAGCCCTGTAGTCTCAGTATCAAATGTAATATACTCAAAGTCTTTAATATAAGCTTTTAACTCTATAAGTCCTTGAACTGTATCAATTACTATTAGTTCTGGCTTCATCGTCTACGCTCTCTTCTACGTGCCGTGACTTATACGGCACTAGATCGGTTTTTCTATCGTGCTTCCTAAGATTAGTGGCTATTCCTAGGTAGAACTTAGCAGCTGTTTCTTCTTCTTGTGTAGTCTCTCGAAGTAACTCAGTGTTGGGATCAAAAAATAGCTGATAGCATACGTCTTCTTGTATCCTATCATAGCCTTGTTTTTTATGTCGGATTTTAGCAAATTTAAACGCCATGATAGTAGGAGCGCCTTGTGCATAGGCACGTTTAAGTGGCTGCCATAAGCATAGACAGTAGTCTACGAATGACTCAAAGAATACCGTACCGAATGCTGCGTCCTTATTAAGCTCTAGGTCTCCGATGCCTGCCTTCTCTCTAGGAGCCTGAGATAGCATTATAAGCATACAGTTGACCTTAACGGCTACTGCCTTCATCTTCTTACAGACGCCTATAAGTCCTTCCATCTCACCATTCTTATCTGATTTGGACAATACGCCAATGTGATCTACTACTGCGGTGCCTACCTTGTGTCCAGTACGTTCTGTAAAGCTTACCAAGTGATCTTGGATGGAGTCCATAGAGAAATGTCTAAAAGTGCCATCTGCTTCATAGTTAGACACAATATGGATCTTGTCGAATAATCGGTCGTTTCCTTGGCATATCGTTTTAATACGCTGTGCTATCTCTTCTGGAGGCTGCTCTAAGCTAAAGAAGAAGTGATGATAGTCTGGATTAGCCTCAGCGAACCATAGGAAGGCGTTAAGAGTTAGGGTAGTCTTACCTACCCCTGAGCCTCCAATGATGCCTATAACCTGTCCTAGGCGAAATCCATGTACTGTGTCATCAATGATCTTATTGCAGGCAAATCTAATACCCTTAACGGTATCATTACCGCGTGATAATATAGCCTTTACAGTGTCGTCTACTTCGCCTGTCTTGAGCTCAAATACCCAGATCTTGTCCACGATGTTCTTGGCGTAGCTATTCCTATGGACGGGTGCTCGCTGCAATGCCTTAGCGCTATTAACCAATACGTTGCAGGCTTCTTCTTTAGAGAAGCCAGAAGCAAACATTAGATGGCCTAATCTAAAGTCGTTCTTACTGCGGTCGTCTGTATTCCCTGCCCACAGCTCTTTGGCTTCTGTACTATCTCTTAGTAGTCTTCCAAATTTAGCAGGTAGCTCTCCAGTAATAGAAGTATCGTCTTGGTTAAGACCGTGAGTCCTATCGTAGTGCTGCTTACAGTACTCTTCATCTGCTATTGTGATGGGAGGCAGGAGCTTGTCGAACTCTTCTGCTGTGTATTGTACGTTATCTGCATAAAGTTCTACGCAATCTACGTATTCATCTTTACGCTTAGTATTGATTGTACCTGGTAAGCGCATTAGCTGGAATATCTGTCCTACTGCTTCATCTGTATTGTATAAACGAATCAGCCTGCGTTGGAAACGAAGATAGCTCATGGCATCTAAATTAGTCACCCGCCAGTAAACATGAATGCCATTGCCTGAGTCTACTATCTTGGTAGGTTGTATACCTGATACGCCTAAGGCTTCTAGGAAAGCTTCTTTGGACTCGTAGGTGTTAGACTTAAGATCAAAATCGCAATAAACCCAATCAAAGATATCAATATGAGTGCCATCAACGCTAACGCCAGGTTTATACTCTTTAGGATGATTAGGAAGATAGTAGACATTATACCCTTCAGCATTAAGGAGACTGATTTCTTCATTAGTGAATTCTCCCTCTAAGACTCTCTTAAGACCCTTTTCATTAACAGCCCATTCTGGTGCTATCAGTCTGCATAAGGTCATATTCTCCCCTAAGATAAGCGTGTAACAATTACTTCCACTACTAACATAGCGATGCTTAACTCTATCATTACTTTTACGAATTCTGCAAGCATTAACATAAAAACCTCTAAAAGGCGAGGGTGCTGGGCGCTACTCCAGCTAACCGGGTCTGTATTACTGCAGACATTTTAAGTCTCGTTCATAACCTGCGCGTGCTAATGGCGCCTACCCTCTATTGATTAAACAGTTTTCGACTTCTTGCCTTTGTTCAATAAGGCTTGTACCTTTGCTTGGCGCTCAGCTGCTGCTAATGCTGCGGCTTGTACTGCGTCTTCATCAGCGCTTACGTCGTCATCGCCATAGCCCTCGCTGTCTGACTCTTCATTGCTTGAGTCATCGCTGTATCCAGTATCTTCAGATGCAGCAGAGACTTCAATGCTATTTTCTTTATCGACTTCGACTTTATAGGTATACATATCGCCATTTGGAGTCGGCTTAGTGCCTGTGCTGGTAATGCGTACCATAGAGCCTTCTGGTGCAGATGCAAGCTTACGGTTCAGATCAGTCGTTCCCCAAATACCGAGGTTACCCTTAGGTGTTTGAAGGAAGTGGATCTTACTTTCGCCGCGCTTATTTTGTACTGTGCGTGAGCCCAGGAAATATCCTTCTGCTTGCTTAGGATACGGTTTACCGTTCTTGTCTTTCTTGCCTAATGCGACTGTTACGTCTGCATCAAGTGAACTTACTTCTTGAAATGCCATTTGTGCTCCTTAGTTAGTTGTACTTAATATTAGTTTGGTTTAAAGCCGTAGTCAAGTCAGCAATCGCGTTCGCTGCAATAATAAATTCATTTAGCAGGATAACTGTTTTATCGTCAATAATGCCATCATGAGCAATATTCTTCTTTACAGATTCTGCTAGATCTGTGGCTGCATCTACATATCGCATTAAGGCTCGTTTTGTAGCGCTATCGTCACTCATATCCACTCCTGTAGGGTAAGTATAGATGCTCTCCCATCCATTTGCTAGATTTTTTATCATCGATATACATATGTGGCTTGGTCATTATAAGATCTACGTAGTCTTCTATTTTAAGAGCCCTCACTACGGCTTCTGCCCAGGCAAAGCCCGAGGCGCTCCATACTACTATGAATGACCCGCGCGCCTTACGATCTTTTAACACCCTAAGATGGCCTTTGTGGACTGGAAGGTAATATTGTTGTCCTGAGTTAGGGTTAGTAATAGAGACGACCTTCTCGCCTTTCTTGGCCTTAACGCTCCACATAACAATCGTGTCATCTACATCTATGAATACGGTAGATTCTTGCTTAATAGTTTTCACTTGTTTCTCTTTATTTGCTTGCGCTTAATGAGAACTAATTCATACGTTGCAGCTTCTTTGCATTTATCGGTATATTCGTTATTGTACTCTAATTTAAAAGCATCTTTAAGGAGCTTAGATGACTCTTTCTTAGACTTTTGTAATTGGCAGCTTCCTACTAACCCTGTTATTACTTTCTTAGAGACCATATCTAAATCGTAAAACCACTGATAGCCAATACTAATCCTGTTTTTCATTTTTTATCCTCAGGCTTATAGCGGTCGTCTTTGAGTGTACCTAGCTCCATCTGTCTGAGTAACATAGAAGCGCAAGCCATTACGCTACCAAGGTGATGCTGTCCATCTACTGGATCTCGCTCTTCTCCATTGAACCAAGCCTCGGCATGGCGTTTCATGGCTGCGATTAGTTGGCTAGCTTTATGACCTTTACAATAATTATATCTGCCGTATTTAGCTTCGCCAACCATAAAAGCCTTTGCGTGCTCTATGGAGGAAATCATCGGTATAAGAGATAAATCTACTTTTTCTTTATCATTTTTTGCTGCACTCATAAGTATACTATACTACCTAGTAGTGCCCGTTTTCAAGGATTTCTTCTTAGTTTTATCTAAAAGATTTTCTTTAGAGCGCATCTCAGCTCCGCAGTCGTGGCATTTATATCTATGGAACTTACCTGCATTGGTATAGGAATATCCATTTTTATAGAAATCAGTGCTACCGCAAGAGCATACTGTGTGTGGCTCATCGTGATAGACGTTGAAGTTAATACTACTATCCCAAGGAATAAGCTTAGTATAAAGCTCTTCTAATGCCAATACGTCGTACTTATTGTACTTCTCCATCTCTTTCCATGCTTCTTTATTACCGCCTAAACACTCTAGCCACATGGAAAAGCCTGGAAACTTAGATGGCTTTAGTTTCTTATACTTAGTACAGAGCTTATCGCTCATGTAGGCGAGTTTATTGCTAGTAAATGCGAAGTGTTTCTTGGCTATAAGCATAGTATCGATATGGCGATATGTAGAAGGAGGCTGGAAGCCGTGGTAAACGAATCTAGCGTTGAGTTTCTTATGGTCGAAGTTCTTGCTGTTCTGCCCGATTACAATGTCAGCTTCATCTAATAGTTTCCAAATCCCTTTAAGGATTTTACTATCGTCGCTGATGACCTTTGCATTGCGCTGGTCCATGTACATAATATTAGAAGCAGGATCTCCAAGCCATTTAGCCGACCAGGATAAGACATGCCAATCTGAGTGTAGCTGGTCTAATCCTACGTTGTTCTCCCAAAGGGACCATACGTAGCCAAGCATAGGAGCAGTTTCTATGTCCACCAGAAGTACTTTAGGACCTTTAAGTTTTTTCATATACATCCAATGGTACATCAAATTTAAGTAAATAGTAAAGGATTTTATTTGCTGATTCGATTGTATGTCTACCTAAGAGAAACTTATTACACCGAAAGCATAGAAGACCGCGTATCTTATTGGTTTTATGATTATGATCTATAGAAAGTTTATTTTTAAATGCAGTACGAGGCTTCTGGCAGATACCACAGACGTCGCCATATTTTGAGATAAGTTCTTCTCGCATCTTATCTATTTGTTTTCTGGTGTATAACTTACTTAAAGCTGGCAAATCTGACTCTCCCCGTTAACCAATTCGACTTGGTACTTATTATCTATCATCGCCTTAACTGTCTCAGAATGCTCTACTAAGAAAACACTGCTATAATCTTGTCCTATAGTCCGTAGCATATACAGTGCTTTTAGCTTCATACTGTCATCTAATCCGTCTAGGGCTTCATCCAGGAAGATCTGATCGAACTTAACTCCATGGTGATTAGCTACTGATTGCATTACCGATAGGCCAAAGCATAACTTTAGGATTTGGCGCTGGCCTTTAGATAACTGTGTAAAGCTGGCTACGTTGCCGTCTTTCTGTATAGTCACGTCAAGTTTGTCTGCATCTTCTACGGAGAAAGAGACCTTAATCTCCGCGTCGAAATGCTTAGATAAAAGGTTATTAGTACTGTCTTCTAATCCTTGGATTGTATTGATAATAGAAGTACTGCGATAGTCAGATACTACGTCTTGGAGTAGCTCTAGATCGTCTAGCTCTAACTTAATGTCTTTGGCTCTGGCTTCTAGCATATCGGTATCGTCTACGTTGTTCTTGATCTCTTTACTAAAATCTTTTACAGAGCCTTGGTATGGATTCTGCTCTGTTTCTAGCTCAGCAAGCCGGGCTAAATGGGGATTAGTCGATGAATCTACGACTTCGTGGGGATGCTCTAATTGTGTACCGCAAGTAGTACACTTCTTAGAGATCGTCTTCTTACGATTAGCCTCAAACTTGTCGTAACAGCTGATAACATATTTCTGTGTCTTATCGTGCTGTATTTGCCAGTCTGAAGCCTTAGTTTTTTCTTGTTCTTGAAGACGTTTAAGCATTGTCAAATTTGAGTCTAACTCTCTTTGGGATTGCTGGACTTCGTTTAATTCAGTGTTTACTGACTTACATTTCTCTATAAGTCTCTCTTTGAGTTTCTTAGCTAATGAAAGGTCTACTAGCTGTTCGCAGATCACTCTGCGATTTTTGGCTGTGGTAGAGAAGAACTGTGCTGTCTGTGAGAACTCATGAAAGTACGCACCTGCTAAGTAGAGGTCGGCATCTATACCTAATAGGCTATTAATAAGCTTCTGGGTATCATTAAGGTCTTTACCCCTTACAGGAGTTTTAGTTATACCGTCTATGTAATATAAGTCATTGTCTTTAGGCTTTGGGCCGCGCTGTCTTCCTATTTGGATATGACCGCTAGGTAGTTCTAAAAAAAGCATTGCATCTATAACTTCATTGCCGGGCCATGATAAGACTTCGTCTACTGCTCCACCTTTGGCTGTCTTGCCGAACAGTACCCATGGAATAACATCGCATAATGTACTTTTACCTGAACCAGTGGCGCCTTGTATAAGGGTAAGACCTTGATCTGAGAAATCAAAGTTTAGTTCCTTATAACTAGCGAAGTTTTCAAGAGAGCATGAGATTATTCTCACCAGGATATGCTCCCATATAGGTATTTATACCCGCCTCTATACCACGGTCTTTTTATTGTGGTTGGTAACGCTACTACGTAGCCCGCTGTCTCTAATAAGAATTTAAACTTCTTATCTATAGAATTATGATAAGGGCCAATAGAAAGGTTAGTGAATCCATTATTGGCCTGCTCTTCTATATCTTTCATTAGCTGTTGCTGCGCTTTTATTCTAGCTGCACCGGCTGTCATTATTCGCATAAACCCTTCCAAGTATCTTTAAGCCTAACCTTACGCTCATCTGAGGTATTAGTCAAGGAGTCTATGAGAGAGTCTAAGAGAGGTCCTTGTGTTAATCCTGCTGATTTATGGGTATTTATGGATGTATCTGTGGGTATAAGATCTAGTTTAAAGACTTCTATATCAAGGATCTCACTTACCATCTTTCTAGTAATTTTATACAGATCTTCTTTACTGCCTTTTATTTTTACCCATAATGCGTCTTTGTCGTGAGAAAACTCAATATAATGTAAATTACCATTAATGAAATCCTGAGCTAATACTTCGTATATTACGTGCTTCCTAAGATTAGTAGGTACGAACTCTAGTGTACCATCATCCATAAGGATATGATAGCCCTTTGTAGGATCATTAGCCTCCCCAAAGCCTAAGCTATAAGGATTGCCAATGTAACTCCATAGTCCTACGGCTCCTTTTCTAGGACGTCCTGTCTTAATGTCCTGCCGGGTATGATAATGACCTGAGATAACCCTGAAGTCCTGTACGTCTTCTGGATTGATGGCTGACTTATCTTGGATGTAATCGCCTGAATTGCTGCTAGTCAGTCCTTGATGCATGATTACTATAGAACCTACTAGTACCGTCTTTAAGTACTCGCGGAGTTCATTTGCATCATGATAATAAGGTACTAAATAAGTCTTAGTATGTTTACTTTCTAGGTATATCGTGCTGGGCATATCTATGATATTAGCATATGCACTCAAAAAGTTCAGTGAGTGCGCAGGAGCCTTCTCGTTAAGTCTATCATGATTACCCACTAGGATATATGGAGGAAAGATACATTGCTTAAAAGTCTCTATCATGGCGTTTACACACTCGCCGCGTAGATTAGCCTTGGTATCATGAAGATCACCTGCAACGATAAGAGGTACTTTTAGGAGATTAGCCTTATCAATAGCCATGCGAACAGCTGCATCTGCTAACTTAATCGTATGTACGTTATAGTGTACATCTGAAATAAGTACGGCGATTGGCTTACTCATGACCAGCCAATACAATGCCGTCCTTAGTAATATCTAGCTCAATAATTTTAGGTCCTGGGTTAGACTTATCAAGATGATTCTTAAATAATCGCCATTGGACTTTAGCGCCTATACGGACTTTTTCGCCTTTGACCGTCTTTTCGAGCCATTGCTTCCGCGATGTTTGATAGGTGAGACAAGAGAAAAAATTGACTGCCTTGCCTCCGGCGTTAGTCTTGCCAGGAGAACCAATATTATCATAGGTGTAATTAACCATAAGTACAGCAACGTCATTCTCGTCTCTCTTTGCGATTAGTTTATTAAGTCCTAGTCGATTTATTTGGCCTTTCCCGCCTGGTTTTTGACTCGCCGTGGTGAGGTCGATTTCTGTATCTCGTTTGGATACAACGTTACCCAGAGAATCAAAAACGACAAGAAGCCGACCTTTTGGGTAGTCTTTAAAGAAGGAATCCCAAAGGGCGAACATAGCTTCAAAAGCTCGCTCAGCAATACTTTCTTGCACAAGCATGACCTGGCTCGCATCAACTCCCCAGGCGTTAAGGTCTTGCGTCGTTGTCTTTCCCTCGGTCTCGACATATAATACCGCTACTTCCTGCTCCTGGGCTGCTTTCATAGCCGCAATTGCACACGAGGTTTTACCGGAGTCTGAGTCCCCGGCTATCATTACGATCTTACCAAATGGAATGCCTTTAGTGTTAGTCCCTTTTTGCCACCACTCGGGCATAATTAGGAAGTCACTATCTTCTAATCCACGGAGCTTACTACCTAAGCCGATATTGTTCATCTTGCTAGGAGTCTTGTCATAGAGCTTCTGGGCGCTCTCTACTACTTTATTCAGGTTGTATTTAGCCATCTTTATCTTCCTTATGATTCAATAAGTCTACCATCTTAAATCTTGCTTCGCAATTCTGTCTATGAGCAATTTCTTTTCTTTGGACTTGCCCATATTCTGGAGATTCAACTAAAACATATTCGTAATCAGCGCAGGTACATAAAGCGCCTGCATCATAGAGTTTAAAGATTGCTTCTAGCCTAGCTGATCTGTTCAATCGAACTTTCCTTTAGCAATACCACGAAAATGTACGTGGGCTTCTTTAAAGATATTATAGTAGCGCTCTAAATCGTCATGATTGACTTCTGCCTCATCTAATGAATTTTGTTCGCCTTGAACGATATCATTTTGATTAACAATAGCCTCTAGCATTACATCAGATGGCTTCTTAGGATCTTTAGTAGCTGCTTCCATATAAATGGCTGCACGGATGGCTTTTACGCCTGTTTTCTTCATCCTACTATCAAGATCAGTCTTTCTTAGTTGTTCTGATGCTTGCATCATGGCGTATAAGAATTTACCGGCGAGCTTCTCCGCATCGTCGGCAGTAACTCCTACTTTAAAAGAATCTTGGATCTCAGCTTCTAGCTCTTCACAGAGTTGTTGGAAGTTCATTTTGTCTCCTCAGTTTTAGGTTCTACTGGAGGCGCCTTAACGCCTCGAAGTAATTTAATCTGCTCGCGGCGGAGTTGTTTTTTAGCCATGATCTTGCGCTGTCGCTCTTCATTAGTCTTAACGCGGCCCATTATGATACCTTCTTGTATTCAGCATAACTTACAAGCGAGAGGCTAACAGCGCCTAACACAACAGTCACTGAAACTGGTAACAAAAACATAGAGAGAACTGTTGCGGCTCCGACCACTAATCCTAAATATCCTGGTACTGCTACTTTCATAAATCACCTACTTTTTTAATTTGTATCTCATATATTTCTACTTGATCTAAGTCTCCACCTGATGGTACGAGTGTTAAATCTTCTTCATGATGAAGTTTAGCATCAAGAATAGCATCTTCTACACTATCGAATTTTTCAAAACCGCCTTCTTCGAAGGCCATTTCTAATAAATCAGTTCCTTTATAGGCCCATGTGAATACTTTCATAAATCCTCCTAAAAGTTAATACCTACTGACAGTCCCAGAATACCATTAGTCAGACCGAAAAGTCCAAGGGTTACTGGACCTATGAACTCTTTTGAGACAGAAACTCCGTAAAGTGGGAGAATCCCACCATGAGAGAAGTCATTAGCGACTAATCCTGAGACATTAATAGTAGGTGATTTGAGTACTACCTGGGTTTTAGTATCGGTCTCTACCTTTTGGGTATGGTCTGTAGTGGTTATAGTAGTATCAGTGCCTCCGCCAGGAAGCTGGACTGTATGAGTAACAGTTACTACGTCTGTTTTTACTACTTCTTTCTCTACTTCTACAGTCTTTGTCTGAATGGTAGGAAAATAATACTTAGTCAATCCTACGGCTAACGCTGCTGATACAATGCAGGCGATAATAGTGTTTCTCATTCAGCATCCTCATCTACGATAGCTACATGACCATCAAAGCTATAGCTACAAGCCCTTAAGAAGTCCTCGAATGACGCTAGGACTTCAGGTAAAGTAAGCTCTTCTTCTAACTCAAATACGATATTTGTAATGCTGTGCTTATTATTAGGGTCTTTAGTCTTAATAAACTTAATCATATAATCTCCTCGATTAATCCATACTCTAAGCAATCGCCTGGCGTCATGTACGTCTCAGCCCTATGCAAAGTCGTCCACATTTCGCTGATCTCAGTAGATCGTTCTGCCAGTAACTCACACCACTGGTCTTCTAGTCTACGAAAATGGGCTACCTGCTTTTCGACCTGGTGGACTTCCTTCTCCTCAACGCCTAAAACTGAGTCTTCATGGACCATAACCCATGAGTTTTTAGTCAAAATCCTATAATCTCCTGCAGCCAGGATCAGTACAGCAGCAGACGCTACGAGTCCGCTACCAGTAATTCTAATGTCAAGACGACTATTCCTAATCCTGTCATGAAAGGCAATAGCATCATAAGCACTTCCTCCATCAGATACAAGTTCGACGTCAATATAATCTTTGTAATTCGCAGATAATTTATTCTCGAGCTCAGCAAGCTCTGTAGAGAACTTAGAGTAGCTCTCTGTGTCGATATCACCATGAATGTAAAGCCTATGTCCCATTCTACTACTCCAAGTAAAGATGCCCTGGGCTAGGCTATAAGGGAGGGGGATAGTAGCCCAGGGCTTATGAAGTTACATGCTGTAAAGACAGATTATAGTAAGCCATAACGTTAGTCAAGATAAATTATAAATAACTTTCTCTAGTTCGCTGGGGTGATATAAAGAGATTTCTCTGATAGCTAATGCGAAGTTCTCATAACCCCTGATGTTTACATAAACTATAGTATGTCGCGTAGGAGTGGCAAATAAGCGGACCCTACTAATCTTTGCTAGATCTCCTTTTAATACGCCAAAACACTCAGTCAAATAATCAGGGTAGGTAATTTCTATGTAATCACCTACTTTAAAGTCCATAGATTACTTTCTCTAACAAAGTAAGGCTATCTAAGTCAATCTTACTGAAGTGCTTTGCTTGCCAGCCATTACAATGGCCAGTCTTTAAACAGATAGTATATATAGTATCGTCTGCATAATAAAGCCACACCTCATAAAGTCCATTGGCTATATACCCTGCCGCTGCAGTATGGTCAGCGCCATAAGGACTTTTATCTAGGATAACAATATCTCCGGGTTTAAAGGGCATAAGGCATAATACCAAAGATTTAATAATAAGTAAAGTTTTTGGGTACAGCCTAGGCTATATATGTTAGTATATATGCTATTGCGTAGGCACTATATTTGCTTGATTTTAAAAAACGATAAAAAAATGCTAAA